GAGCTTCCTTATCAATCAAAATAACACCAATCCATAATCTGCTCATGACTTACACCATACAGACCATCCTTCTGACTGAGCAGATAGCTATCAGCTAGCTTGGGCATGTCACTTGCTTTATAATCTGCTAGATCATCTTCATATCCAGCTGCTAGCAGAACACTCTCAAGCAGGTCAGCAGCATCTGCATGCGAAAGATTGTGCTTGATAGCTTTGCTAAGAATTTCTTTTGTAATGTCAGCGTGTTGGCTCATACACTTATTATATCGTATTTCCTTACATTTCGATATTTCCGTTCTCTTCCTTTGCTTACTCTCTCTAACGTACCTCATTCGTTCGCAATGAATTAAATGCTGCCTTCCGTGTGTGGTATCTCTAAGCCATTCTCATAGAACATTTTACCTATTCTCTATACTTTTCTATGAGATCCTTACGTTTTTTAGCTATTTTTTGATTACTTTTTTACGTAATATTAAACATTCGCTGAATGTCTCGCTTAATTAGCGTCTCAGCAATTAGACGGCTTTCTGTGCCGAACTCATCCTCTATATCACCAACCACATACGCTTCGAATCGTTCATCATACCAATCTTTGAACGATTGCGTCGTCAGCGTATTCAGAATGTTATTGGTTACACTACTAATGATCTCTTGCTTATGTTCGTCGGTCATACTATATTACTTTTGATTGCGATCATCAAGCAGTTTATCGACATATTCAGCAGCGCCTGGCACTTCGTCAATCAGAAATCGAACAAAGCTTTCGGCACTTCCTAAAGCGGCAGCATGAGAATATTCATTGATGCGCCCATTAATGTAACGATTAAAACGCTCTTTAGTTTCGGTTTTGTCTTTGTCAATCATACTCTTATTATATCTTATTTCCAATTCAATGCCGTCTTGAGTTGCTTAGCAGCATCAATCCAAGCATCACCATCGATAAGAGTCCGCTTAAAATTCTCTCGAAGTTCTTCTTGGTTCGCAAGAACGATGTCAATGTTCTTAGAAAGCGAATCAAGAATAAACATATGCGCAATAGGATTAATTCCTTTGAGCACTTCGATTAGAATCTGTTGCGGTGATTGTTGTTTTTTGCTCATAATTATTTAACTAATGAACTGACCTTCTCCAGAATGTACAGACGAGGAGCCACCAGCGGGTAAATTACATCCATGATATTCAGAAGGAATATTAAAGCACCAACAATGAATGCTATAGCATTAAAAAGAACAACAGGAGGTTCGCAGTTATTTAATTCTTCAATGTACCAGGGACGCTTGCGGTAAGCGAAATGAAAACAAATGCAGAATATTAAAATAAAAACTCCAAACAATGGAGCCATCATTTCTGATACTGCTCCCCAGTTAATAATTTCTTTTCCAAGTTCAGGTGTCTGAACTTCAACAAATTTAGCAATGTCTTCAGCGGTCTTCATACCGCCATCCAACAATTTCTTGACGTAGGGTTCAAGTGTTTCGTTCATGTGTCTTTGAATTCTGTATAGTGTTTGTGACAGGTAAATAAATACCCTTGAGCCTTTGTGGGAAACCCACAACCAGCTAATTCTTTACATCCTTCAATGTAGCAAAGCCCATCGAAACCCTCAGTGCATTGTTTGCACTCCGGGCATCCGTGAATTGTTTCTTCTACATTAAAAGGATTTACTCCGAATAGTAAGGACGCTCTGGGACCTACCCAGTTGCATCCTCGACATTGTAGTTTGTCTTCCATGATAAAATATTGGGAGGTTTGAGAATCCAGACCGCCTCCCGCGATCACCCTTTCGCAATGCTCGAATGGTTAGCAGTTCTCAAGCTACTTTTTGTGACCTCGCAGTTAGCCAGGACGTGTCACGTCGTCCCACTCACACCCTTACAGGTATCAGCCTAACGAACACCCGCGAGTTATCCGTTCTTAACCGTCAACAGTAACGCATTAAGAAAATTTTTATGCTTCTTTTTTATTCTTATCAGTAAGAACAAGAAGCCTATTAGAAATATCAATTGACAGCTCTTTATCATCATTCTCAGGAATAACGAGAGAATGCTTCACAGCAAGAGCTTTCACAAATTGATCTTTCAAATTATCCAAGACCTTAACTTGCTGGTTCATCTGTTCCTCCGCACTAGAGATAATAGAGATCAGCAATGTCTTCATACTCGTCATCTGAAAATTAATAGCATGCACAAAGGCACACTCATCATCATTGAGAAGAAATGAATTCTTATTATCCGGCTTCATAACCGGTTCCAGCGTCTCGCCGGTATTAAAGATTTCAGTAGCGATATTGTTGCTCATATTAATTCAACCAATTAGGAATGTCTTGGGGTTTAGTTAATTTCGTTTTATTCGGCTTACCCGAATCTTCTTCTCTAATCACCTTGTCATTCTTCACGACAGTCACATTGGTTTTACTAATGCAATGCATGAGCTCACGCATCACATGTTGAGCACGATCAAAATCAAAATTTGTATTCGAAAGATCGAACTTCTCAAACTCAACAACAAGCTCTGTCACTTTATTAATTTTAACAAAGTCAGAGCATGCTTCCATTTTATGCTTGGCCATGTTAATCATAATTGTACGGCCACAATTAAAACAGAAATGTTTATTGTCGCTGGTAATGTCCATAATATCCTTGAGCATAGCAGAGGACATTTCTGGATGATCACTCATGTCAGGCACATGACACAATGTCCCGCAAGACGTGCAAGGTTTGCTTTCGTTGAAAATCAAATCCTTGGCCCGGGAAGCTGCTGCGAAAAGTTGTGACGGATCATTTTTGATCTTGTCATACACCTTCTCCAAATTAAATTGAATAGGCATGAACATTCCAATACTGGCTTTCTTATGAAAGTTCAGTTCTACAGCATTCAAAACAACAAGCGCTTCAGCCGAAATTGTTATCTTAGCTGATTCAGCGGCATTAATCATCAACTTGTTATTCAGGTAATTAAGCCCGCTAATAGCATAAAAATCACAACCCTTATACTTGGATGGATCCGCCTGCATGCGCTTCATAAACTCAGTATGCAGCGCAGCACATGACGCATACCAGGCAAATTTGCCAGTTGCTTCATCTTTAATAATTTTCATATGACGCTTTGTAGTAATGCAGACACCAATGAAGGTGGTCGCATGCGCCATTTTGTTTTGAATTTTTTCCAGCAAAGATGCAAATGGATTCTGTTGAGGTAGCATATAGGTAAAGAGGAAACTCCTTCCCAGATTAGTTCTGGGAAGGAGTTTTGGGTTTGATATCGAATTGTGCCAGTAGCTGCCCCGTGATTCTTTTCACGAGGCTATTGGCAATCTCAGGATGCACTTTATCAGGATGTGCGCGGGCAGCGCAAAGAACGGAACCCGCGACAGCCCTACGCAGCGCACGATGTGTTGGTGCTTTCATGTAACAGGCAGCATATAAGCCGCAGCAGCCTCAGAGGCCGAACGAGCCAGTAGAACATTATCTTCCAGCGTATCTCGCAGCAGAGTCCAGCCAAATTCGGCTTTGCCTGCTTTGTACTCGATGAAAGAAACGCCAAAAGCATGCTGGTACGCAATGGTACCATCCATGCCGTTACTGACATGATCATATGACTTGCCAGCCATTGTAGCAGGCAGATCTTCCCACACGGACAGAGAGGCCACGCGCCTAATAAGGCAACGTAAGTTCTTCCTGTCGCTGTCTGAGAGGGTTAGCTCCCACAGATTGCGGTACAATCGAAGTCCCAGTATACGGGCCTGATCGGCTAGAGTCACATGCTCTTGAGTCAGTAGCATCTTCCGACGCGCCGTCACCTCAGCCAATTCCATGGCGGCGAGCTCAGCGTATTCCACACAAGCGATTGCCTGTTTGAGAATTTGCTGCTCTTCCTGAGCCACAGGACTAACGTCCAGCTTGATTCTTTGAATGCTTCTCGAAGCATCCATATCCGCCAGAATTTGGCAGATCCTATTCCCAGTTTCCTGCCCTTCATGGGTCAAGGACAGAAAACTTTCAGCATGGTAGTGTTGTAGTTTCATAATAAATAGCGCGCTGCGCTACAAATTTATATAACACAACACGCTTACGCATATCAAGGCATGTGTAGTGCCTTGACCATTTCAACTTTATCCGGGGATAGGTTGAACTGCCCGACATACTGACTAATCGGTAGCTTAGACTTAATCAGGTTTTTATATCGAGGAATATTACCTTTAGGCTCTTTTACCTCTTTATCAGGAGTGTGATTGGTAACAGAAATTACCTGCACATTCTTAATGATCACAGTCTTAACATCGCCAGTCTCAAATTCAGATTGATAAAAATGCATACCTCCCTGTTTAACAGTGGGATTCTTAAACTGCATTTCTTTAACAGGCTTATCTTCACTCAAGCTTTTATTAAAGCTTTCAATCTGCTCAGTGATAGCAGTAGCCCATTCAGCGACATCAGCCTCTGCGGGCCGCAACTCAGTCATAAAGAACTCAGTTTCTTTATTGAGTTTTTCGTGACTGATCTTAACCAGATTTTTATATCCGTCATCAGGAAGCAAGGTTACGATATAATCTTTCACTGAACCGTCTGAGCTTTTATAGCCCTTAAGCATCAATGTTCTATCTTGGTTTAGTGCTCTCTCAACTTCTTGTTTGATATCTTCAGGTGTCATATTGTTGTCTAAGATTTAATAGCTAAATAAAAAGGGCTACCACAATTAAGTGGTAGCCCCGAGGGTTCTCTGCTTAACAATTACGCTTCAGCCTTATGAACCTGGGCCAAGACCTTGTTGCCTTCGGTCTTCTTATGGCGCAGCTCAAAACCATGCTTTTCAGCATGAGCCTTCACAGTGTTAACTTCCAGAGCCTCAATCTCAAAGGTATCCCCGGCCTGAAGCGAACCAAAGAACTCATCCCAAAGGCTCTTGCGAGGCTTAGTACGGTTACGTTTGATGTTGGCTTCAAGCGGCTCAAGTCCCTTGATAATTTCAGGCAGTGCTTTTCTCTTCATATCTAGTTATGTGTTTCGGGTTTGGATTGCTCTGGATTTGGTAACAACCTCTTCCAAGATTAATTTATATTGGCAAGTTTTCTAAAACGCGCAAGAAGAAAAAAGAAAAACTTTTAGCTCTCGCTCGCAAAGGAAATATCAGCAGGTTCAAAGTATTTATGCTTGGTCTCGTCCATAGCGTAGAACTCACCGTTAATGACATCAACGTCATTACGTATCGATCCATCCTTCAAAATAAAATTTACCGGGCGGTAAATGTCTTTGGCTGGAGGGAAATTTTGAATTGATTCTACAATATTGCGAGGCAGACAAAAGTAGCGCATACAATTATTTCTTGGCTAATGCGACAACTGGAAATTTAAACGACACAGTTGCCACTCCGGCTTTAGTCTTGACTTTGATGTCTGAAAACTCCAGGCCTTTAGCAAAAGCATCATTAATATTTTCAATAAGTCGAATACCAATCTCTTGGCGTTTATCAGGATCTTTGAGATCAATAGCCAGCTGCGCCAATGTAAAATCGACAGCATTCAGCTGGTTAAAGATTGCCTCAACTTCAGGTACTTTGGTGGTGGTATCAGCTTCTGGGGACATAATTTATTTGATAGTTAAAGAAATAACACGCGAGTGCGGTTATTTCGAGTGGTAGCCCAGGCCGGACTTGAACCGGCACGCCTTTTAAAGCAACGGATTTTAAGTCCGTTGTGTCTACCATTTCACCACTGGGCCATAACTCATTGTTTACCAAACTGGCTCACTTTTACTTTGATCACAAAGGCTTTTAGGTCGTGTGGTAGAACGGCCTCGTTTATGCCTTTGATTTCATCGTAAATTGTTTCCAGGTATCTCTCTTTATCAACAGCCTCCTCATATGCAAGTGCATATTTTGAAACACTGTCGAAAATTTCTTGCTGTGTGGGCTCGCGATTCAAAACATACGTCAGCGCAAGCAGCATGGGTAAATTACCCAGAACACAAAGAGTTGCTAATTTAAAACTTGTAGACATATTAATTCTTAAATAGCTCTTGTCTAGCTTCCGTGTATTCCTGAATGTCTTTTTCGATAAGCTCGATGTGATGCATCCAGAATTTCGTATTTTTTTCTGACTGCTCACCGGACTTCATCCATTCCGTACACTTTGCTTTTCTGTCTTTTAAATTATCAATTTTATCAGCAATGGCTGTGGCCGCTAATACAATGGTATTGTCAGATATCATGTTGTTGGTTTAGATGGTGGGCATGGTAGGAGTTGAACCTACACCTCAGTAAATACCGGCCTTTCGACCTTGTGCCTTTGCTACCGTTACACCACATGCCCGGGAATCCCAGCTGGGGTAAGTCTCAGGATATTACTCCCTTGATCGAGGCATGGAGCCTCTTGTCCCCTAGCCGAGAAAATTGGAGGGGAGTGAGGTAGTCATTGACTGCAGTCTACTACCCCACTCCCAGCTGCTGCTACAAAACGTCCGAACGAAACCCTTGCCCGGATGCACAGTTTTGTACTATGAACTAATCTAAACTCAGACAAGAAAGTCTAAGCTCGTATTTAGTTCTCGGCTTGTGCAAAGACACAGCAGACTCTATTGTGAAATGCTAGCTGTACGTGCCTATTCCGCGAGGGCACTAGCATCTCTGGTTGAGCGGAAATTGGTGCGCCCGGCAGGATTCGAACCTGCGACCTAGGGATTATGAGTCCCCCGCTACTAACCGCTGAGCTACAAGCGCAAAATTGGTTGGGTAAGCCGGATTCGAACCGACGACTTCTTGCTCCCAAAGCAAGCGCTCTACCAGGCTGAGCCATTACCCAGAAAATTAAATGATGTCAAGGAACTGGTACCCGGTGAGGGAATCGAACCCCCACAAAGACTTTAGAAGAGTCTTGTCCTATCCATTAAACGAACCGGGCAAAGGGATTCCATGCATTATACAATATCAGTCTTAGCGCAAGAACTTATTTGATATAATGCATGTCAACCTCACTCGAGGTCGAAGAGCGCAAACGACACCGCTCCGAAGATGACTTGCCGCACATATTACATATCGTATATTATGCAATGCCTAAAAGACGACCTTCTTCTGTTAAAAGAAATAGAGTGGCGAGATTATTAAGGAAATACAATCTCATTAAAAAGGCTGGCGGACAGTGTGTGATATGCAGCTACAAAAAGAATTTAGCTGCTTTGGCTTTTCATCATATTAACGAAAAAGGAACTGCTCTGTCTGGAAGTCACCTAATTAAAATGCCAGTAGATCACGCAGAAAAAGAATTGAACAAGTGCGTTCTTGTTTGCCATAACTGTCATTCTGAAATTCATCATCCTGATCTGTCTTTAAAGGTAATGGCTCAAATGTGTAATCTAATTAATAAAAATAAGTTAACACAAGAGCAAGCCTACAAGCAATTCCTCGACAGATATGAATAAAGAAATGCGGCCCGCGCCGTGGTGGCTACGACGCGGGCCTGGGTGTTAGCAACCAACAACACATTTGCCACCTGTGTTTGTTGTTATCCCTTTATAGGGAGATACTAGGCAAAGCGTTACCTAGTGCGTTTTTCAACTTCCGTTCGTAAGGCGGAAGTTTGATACCGTACAAGCACGATGAACGCGCCTGCACAGTACCCATGCTTTTGATTTCCTGCACCGTTTCAGGCGCAGGGGTGCGACTAAGGATATACTCCCTCGCCGCCAGTATGCCGATTATTCTTGGATGGTTATGCATATGCTTTATAGGTAATTGCTACCCATACAAATTTATATAACACAATAATGTTTGTTATTGCGCCTTATATAAATCAACAACTGCTGCCACATCCTTGGCAGACTTTACCTGATGAATAAGTGTCTGATATTTATACATAAACAGCTTATTCTTTATTTTGAATATATCAGTAATATGCCCTTTGGAATCTATGACAAAGGCATCATTAGGAATGACATCCTCTTTTAGTTCCTTCTCCCGGGTAATTACAAAGTCTGCTGAATAATGAATCTCACGAACAGCTTTACCATTGGGAGCTCTAAACTTTTCCTGTAAAAGGAAATCTACCTGCCGATGAATATGTACGTCTTCAGGTAATAAGGTAGACAATAGCTTATATGTCTCTGCTTCCCATTTGGAGTCAAAGACAATACCTTCGTATGTTCGCGCTTCTTTAGGCGAAACTTTATAACGCCCGCGCTTAGAACTCTTGTTTATAAGGTCTAGAAGCTTGGCCGCTGAGTTTTTATTACGTGGTACGCTCATTTGTTTTCTGCTGCTACTGCTTTGGCAGGAGTAACAGGAGCAGACATTGCCTGATCAATCAAGTCATCATCTTCAGATAATTCGTCAATTATGTCAGGCGTAGTATTTGGATTGGCAAACGGCTTGCGGTCGTTTACCTGCTTTTCATCTTTAGAGTCAATACTGTCTTCAGAATTTAAATCTTCATTTTGTTCAATATCATCTTCTTCAGATGTATGAGCGCCCTGACCTTTCATTTTATTTACTAACGCCAGGATTTCCTCAAGCGTCATTTCATTCGCTTGTTTGGTAACTTCAAAAATATCTGAAACAGAGTTAACCATTTCAGATCTGTTGAGGGCACCAATAGCACCAGCAATCTTTAATAAAGTATCTAAACATTCATCACTCTGCAGACTAGCAATTTTAGTAAATCTAGGAGCCATGTCATTATACTCAGCAGCCGCCAATAAGGAAACTACAGGATTTAATGTTGCGCTCTTTACACAATAGCTAATAGCTAATTGTTTCTGTTCAGGAGTGATGTCAATTTCTGATGCGCCTTTGATAGTGTCCATGGCCGCATCAAAACCATATTCCAAGACGTTAGTAACAAACTCCGGGCCTCTACCTTGAGCAGCAGCATGAACGATATCTACCAGCTCTGACTGCGCCGCAGACTTACTACCCATGCAAAGATGAATTAGGAATTCCATAGCGTCGTCAGCCTGTTCGGCGGCGGCTACCTTATCGTAGGCCATTTTTTCTTCTTCCATTTCCTGCTCAGGAGTTTTGCGAATAACAATTCTCTTAGGCGCAGTATCCTTGGGCTTCTTAACTCTCGGGAAGGTCTTGTCTAAAGCTTTGTTAGTAAGAGCACCAGCTGCAATAGCGCTAAGTAAAGCAAATGCCACAGGGGCAGACCAGGTTAATTCTGCAAGTCCCATAGGCTTGCCTGCTTCTTCAGCTTTCTTAGTCTGCGCTTCTTGCTCCGCCGAGGAGAGAAAAGACTGCTGCGCTTGATCAAGCTGCTCTTGTAATTGCTGACGCTTAATATTTTGATACAACTTACGAACTAGCGCATATGTACCAAGTGTAGACAAAAGACCGCCAGTCAAAGCCAAACCACCTGCCGTTAAATCGATAGCGCCCGCGCCTTCATTAGCCGATTTATTAACATTTAAATAAAGGGTATCATCATCTTCTTTTTCTGGATCAACAGGAGCCTGCTGTTTCAGAGTGTTAATATAATTAATCAGAGATGTAAGCAGCGCACCAGAACCACCAAGAGCGGCACCACCAATAAGGTAATTTTTAATTAATTCTTTGCTGCGCGGAGTTAAAGCGATCTTTTCCATTTTAAGAGGTCGTAATGAGTTGTTTGTATTCTACTCTAAAATATTCCAAAAGCATCAACCATTTTCCTTCGTGGAAATTTTCCTTGCGACTTGCGAGAATAACCGAAGGTGCATGTTCAGGTTGTTGTTTTGAAAGTAGAGCATTTAATTCTTTAAGTTGTTCAGGATTGGCGACATCAAAAACAGCTACCATCGGACCGACCATGCGCGTGGTCTCAGGAAAGCGTTTATACTGATCTTCAAATGTAGGTGTACTTATCCAAATTGCTTTTCCTTTAGGATCCCGCTCTTCTGTAAAATCAGATTCAGGATCAGGTTCTTCTGGTTTATTTTCGGAAGGTCCAAAAGAAGATACTACTTTATTTGGATCCACACTCACCCCGGCACCCGGGTCCATCATTGCCGCTAACTTAGCGTCAATCTCATTTTTATCACGCATAAAATATTAAAATAAATTATCCTGACTTACAATATCTTTTACTCGGGCCGCAATGTCTGAAGGAGCTGCTTTATTTGTACCTAACTGATTTTTAATTTCATTAGAAATTCTGTTATAATAGTCAATTTTAGCTTTGATGACTTCAGCTTCGTCCTCATCTTCTTGGGAATGTCTATTCAATAACCAGTATAATCCGCCAGTGATACCACCGCCCAGCGCGCCTGCGGCAGCCAAACTCTTGACAATATCAGGAGTTGATTTGCCGGTCATGGAAATTAAATCTGGCAAGAAGTTACGCGCTTGTTTTACAATTGCTTCAGTATTAGCTTCCTTGGTTTGTTGTTCATACTCTGCTGCGACTTGACCTAAGGCAGCAAATACAGAATTAGAAAAATTATCAAACTGCGGATGCCATACGGGTGCAGTAGCTAATTTTTCAAAAATATGATATTCCATTTCATGTTTGCGTCCAGTTTCTGCAAAAGCATCCGCTGCAACCTTACAAACAAATTTTTGAATGAAACCATAATTGGCTTCTTTTGGATTATCTACAGTAGACAGCATTCCTACCATAGTAACAAGACTTTGAGGATCTCGTTCTAAAGCTACAGAAGCTAACTTGGCACCTAAATTAAAAAATGATGAATCATTCATGTTAAAGATATTGTCCTAATAAAGTTCTACCCTGGAAAGATGGCTGACCTAAATCATTTTTTGGTACAGGGGGACCAAATAAAGACTTGGCAACAGTACCGCCAAAAATAGCGCCAAGTACTGTACCAATCAATCCTTTATTCATTAAAAATCTAGCCACTATTGCGCCAACAGCCGCGCCGCCGATACCCACTAAAGAATTTGATAACTGAGATACTTCATTACCAGATAACTGCGCTACACCTGCAATCAACTGACTCTTTTCAGAAAACGAAAGCCCGGGAGCTGATTGAATTAGCTGCACAACTCTAGATTGCGCTTCAGCTGACCCCATCGCCGCTTTTACATATGCACTTTTTTGATTCAACCCTTCGAGAGCTTGCCCGCGATTTAATTCATGCATTTGCTGTAACTCCGCAGGAGACCACTGTTCTTTTTTGAAGTTTGGCTCTTCCCACTGAGGTTTATACTTTCTCACATACCCACTATACGCACCTAAAGAACCAGTAGCCAAACCTCCGATTAGCGCATTACGCAGCATATCAGTAGTAGTCGATTTACCGGTTAATAAATTTAAAATACCGGTACCAGCTGCGCCAAGCAATAAACCTGGAGCCATAGATAACAAACCACCAGCAAGAGGTCCCTTATTCAAGATATCACCAATGACGGGGCCGTAGCCTTTGTATAATTGGTTTAAATTATTACCCAACGCATAACCTAAAGATCTATTACTTTGAAAAGGATTATAATATGCGTTTAACGCAGCATACTGCGGATTACTCTTTTTAAATTCTTCATCATAAGTTGACATCCACTGCAGCGGAGTCATCTCAATTGTATCCTTCTTATACGGCGAAAGAGGGTCGGGAACAGTTAATGTACCAGTATCCGAAGTAGCGACATCGTATATTTTATTCTTGATCTTGCCTTTAATGGCAGGATCAATAGAACTATAAAGAGCACTTAATGACGGGTCTGTGGTCATCTTATCTGTCTCCGTTTTTATATCTTCCGTAGATCAGAGCACCGCCACCAGTACCAGTGACCATCTGCTTATTATTGATGCCAATATCCACCGGCATATCGTCCGGATTCGGTTTCCAAGGATCTGTGTAATTCTGATTACCAGCCGATCCGGGAATACCCTTGATGGAATCCCATTGCTTGACATGGGTAGGTTGCCCATTGTCTATACAGGCTTGTTCCGCTCTTTTGAGCAGATAAAAGCTTGCAGCTAATTTAGTCAAAACGTCCATGATACAGTTTAACATATCATGGACGTTAAGACAAATACAAATATACTAGAATTCTTTACCGTGTAGTCTTTCTCGCGTAGTATTGAATTGCATCTTTGCGGCCATAGCTTCAAAGACACGCCATTTTCTACCTGCCGCTAAATCACAAATACGAATAATCGCATCAGCCAGTTCAGCTTCCACTCCAGTGTATTCCTTAATTTTATCATCTGGCGGATTGCCATGACGTAGAGCCTCAAGCGCTTCAGAAAGCTCTGAATGGATAAGTGCGATTGCCTCTCCATCATTGCGTTCCTTGTCCCAGAACCCTTTATTAACTGCATTCTGATTAATATCAGAAGCTACAGTATTCATTACATCTACCCAGTCGATTTTAGTTTCTTCCATTTGTTTTATTTACATTGGTTGTGATAACGCCTGCCTACCTTGACTTTCAGCTTCAGATCTCATTTCTTCCATCTTTTGCTTGGCCATTGCATGCAGGTTAGGATTTGAAGTGCGAACAGCTGCCATTTGCTTCTGCCGTTCACCGACAGGCAATTGCAACCATTGCTGCGCCAATTCAGCAGCTTTATTCTGGATGTCAAGCGGGTTCATGTCACCACCTCCTGCAGCGCCTTCCATGCCCGCAGGAGAACTTCCACCGCCACCACCTTGTTGGGCTTGTTGCGCCAAGATACTATCCATAGATCCCAATTGCTGCTGTCTCTGAAAATCAGACTGTAGCTTCATCTGCTCCTTCTGAATTTCGATATCTTCCTGAGCACGCTGTTTAGCAGCTTCCACAGGGTCTTTGATGCCGAAGGGACCGTAAGCAATAGAGCGAGGAATTTCAGCGCCTGCAGCCAATTGCATATAAACACGCTGACGCTCAAGGTCGTCCGCAAGGCGAGGCAGCTGAAGCGACGTTTCCAGGCGTTGCTGCCCGATGTAGTCACAAATACGACCAGATACCCATTTCACAATTCTATCAAACCCTTGGTGAACGAAATGGAATGAATTTTCAAACAGACGAACAGCTGTCGGAATCTGCTGAACCTGCAAAGAACCTTTGAATAATTCTGCAGGATACCCCATAGAATCAAGAAGAACATTATTATGATACTCAACTAGTTCTTTAGGCGCTAAGTTTTTACCCTGCGCGCCAAACTCCTGATAACTAACCGGGAAGGGTAGGGCATGCATAGCGAAAGGATCAAGGCGACGACGCTTGATCACCTCTTTGATTTCTGAGCCCCAACGGTTCAGAAGCATATAGTTCATAGGATCACTCGCCTGCGCCGAAGGTACAGGGTGAAACATACGGAAGGGCAGCATATAATCCAAACCTACCGATTCATCAATCTTACGGAGAACCTGTAACTGGTGAATATGCCTGAAGTTAGCAATGGTTTCTGGTAGTCCCCACCCATAGTTAGATACACCAGAAATTGTAGGCGCTTTAAAATGAAATACTTGCCCTTCATTGAACAGAAAGTCCTGTTCAAGAGCAATAGCCTTGAGCATGCTCATCGGCGTCTCGTTAACCTGATACATGATACTATTTTTAATCATAGTAACCCACTCAGGTTCAAAACGATAAATCATTTGTTGCTTACCACTCATAAATGAGTGCTGCAACACAACCTGACGAGGATCGATTTTACGAAGTCTGATGCGGGACTTATCCCGAGACGGTCGGTCAATGAAATCAAGTTTAACTCTAGATCTTTTATCCTTCGGTCTGTCAAAGGTAGTAGGATCAGGCACATCGTATTTCATGGCCTTGTAATCATACTTCACATCCGCTCCGAACATAGGCAGCGCATACTCCTTATATTTACCGTCTCTATGGTCAACAAGTACACGGTCAAAAGGAAGATGGAGTCTAAGGAATGCATTACCGTAACACGCCCACTCCTGACCTACTTCAAGTAATGCCCCGAAAATATCCAGGTCATTAATCAGGAAGTTTTTAAACTCATCTCTTTCATCTTGGTCGCCATCTTTACCTACAAAATCAATGTCAGTAACAAAGTGACTAATTACTCGAGTCGAAGCGCGACGATAAAGAGGATTTAAATAATAAAGGAATAAGCAGAAGTCCAGAGCTGACTGGAGTTCAGTCGGAATAGCTGTGCTACTGGGAAGAAGAAAGGGATCTGCAAAGACTCGGTTCTTACCTGTCCAAATTGCAAATGCGTCATTGTCGCCGGGATAGTTAACCATGAGAATTTAATTTATTCGTTATTGTCTTCCCCGCCGAGCATGGCACCAAGTTCAGAAGCTGAAGCAATTTTACCCTTGCTCATTTCACACTCATTATCAGGGTGCGAGCAATTGCACACCTTACCTGTTATGGGACAAGGTGTTTTATCAGATTTTACTACGCCTTCTTTAATCATGATTATTCAGGTTGAACTCGCAGGAAGGATACAAATGTAAAAGGTATTTTGGGAAAAGTAAAGAACCCTCCTGCATAAATTACAGAATAGTCCTGACCTCGATATTGTATAGTCAATTCTGTATTTATATTTGGCTCAAACTGAATAGCATCTTTTTTAATTATGAAAGCTACACCAAAATCGGTAATACTAACGTTTAAAGCTTTAAACCCAAGCTTACCAAAGGGACCAACTATTTTTAGATCTTCCTTAGCAGGGGTCTGCTCAAGATAACTGGCTAGCATCTGAATAGGATCTTTACTTGAAATATCTTTATTAATAATCTTTGCGGGCGAAGGCATCATAGCCGCAGAAAAATCCAATTCATCATCTTCGCCTACATTTGATTCGCCTGCGGTAAGTTCGTTATCAAAGCCAACATCTTGCTCTGTGTCTTCAACGTCATAAGCCACATTCTCTTGAGTTGTCATAGTCGGCAACTCAATTCCAAATTGCGATGCTTTCACTTTATGGCCTTGTAAAAGTTTCTCTTTGAAACTTTTCATAGCAGCCACCGCTGGAGGGGTTCTTTCTACGCCTGTATCAATACTCTGAGACATAATTATATAGCAAATTTTTTAGCATTGTCCTCAAACTTAGCAATGCTCTTTTGTGACTTATAATGTTTTTTCTTTCCGACAGACACTTGGTGTTTAATAGCACTGACTGCGTGGATATCAAGATCACCTTCCATGATAGGCATATCTGCACTACCAACTTTTTTGGACAGCGTAAACATGACACATATAGGACCCCCAAACACAACTATGTCATAGAAATTAACTTCGTCCGGGCTGCAGGTGATCTTGGTCGTCTCATATTGATTTTGTCTATTCGTAAACTCAAGATTCAAAAGCATATCTTTAGGCACAAGAGTCTCATAAACAAACATGGCTGCTTTACGTACAATCTGGGATGCCTGATACTGATTTCCCTGGCTACGGTACTGCGCGTATAGTTCTTTAAAATCAGTAAAAATATTTCTAGCTTCAGAGAACTTAGCTTTGAAGTCATAAATACCATTAATAAAATTAGAATCTAACCCCAGCTGCTGCGTAGAACTACGGATTAAAGCTAGGCGCGCTCTTTTATTTACACCCTGCAACAAGCGATACCACCCGGATCTGCTTGAGTAACCAAGCATATTAGATATGTCAGTATGCGACTTATCATTGATCTTAGCCCAGCTAAGTAAACACTTAATCCATCGCTGCGTCTGCGCTGGCGTGGCATAGGGTCCTAACTTTGATTCTTTTTGTCGCATGGCTCTTTATTTTTGTTCTCAGATTTTTTCTTCTTTTTAATCGGTGTTTTATAAGAAGGCTTAGCCTCGCCAGAGTGATCCACATGTCTATAGTCACATTCCCAAAGTATGCGAGCTAAAAATTCACTTACTGAAACAACTTTTTCTTCTGTCCAGTCAGGACATATCTCATGCAAAGATTCATGCAGTACAATTAACAAACGCTGGAAACCCTTTAACCGAGTATCAATAGTAATACGCGTTGTATTCTTATTGATTTTTTCCCAAAGCCCCAGGGCCTTCCTATGCCCTATCTTAGTCTCTACTATCTTAACTTTGGTAAGCGCAGGTTTATGAGACTTTTTAGATGTGGATTTGGGCATAAAAAACCTCCGTGGTAGATATACTCTACCACGGAGGTAAAAAAATTCATCTAGTTTATGATTGTAAACCTTCGAGGATGTTGCCACGAAGTTCTACAAACTTATTTTCTCTGGCTTTGTCTTTTTCAACATAGTCAGCAAATTTTTGAGCAGTAGTTTCTTTATCGTACATAGAGGAAGTATGACGAATAAAGCCTTCGTACTTAGCTTGACGGATTAATTCAGGAGTGATTTCGTTTGGCATAGTGTTATAGATTCTATTGTGTTTTGTCGCTTAATCAAGAGATAATTTACCATTTACCGTAGCCGCGACGAGTGTCATAGATATCGCTAGCTCTAGCTTTAGATAAATCAATTCCCTGATCCGCTAAAGTCTGAAGATACTTCATCTTTGATCTATCTAATTTACTTTTAGGATCAAAGCTAGAACCCATAAATTTTGCAAACACACTATTGAGGTCTGCTTTACCTGCAGCAGCGGGTTGTGCTTTAGGCATGAGCTTTGCATCCGTAGGCATCATCATCGAAGGGGTGGCGCTAATTGTAGGAATAGGTCCTCTCTCAGGAGCGGTAGTAGCCGCAGGGGCGGGAGCCTCGGCAGCAGCAGGGGCCGAATTAAAAAGTCCCATTACGTTCATAGGGTCATAGGCTTTAGCGCCAGCTGGCGAGGGGCCTTCTTGTAAACGCCCGCCAGTGAAGTAGCCGCCAAACGCGCGTGCAGGTTGATTGTTATCAACTGCAGGCGCGGCAGGTCTTCCACCTATTTGTCGTCCCATTTCTAGGTAATTGGCATAAGCGCGTTTAATTAAATAAGAAGAAGCTAAAAGCTTGTCAGATGATTTCATGATACAAAGTAATAAAATGTATATGAGAGTTTAAGTCAAGAGGATTATAAAAACACTAATAAATTCTCTACTGTAAGGATTTAGAGTGTAGTTCTAAGGATTTTTGTATAGCGTCATTAATTTCTTTGGCCTTAATTCTGGCAGCGTTATTACCGACACCATGGTAATACGATTGCTCTCCTTTAGCAGGTAGTGCCGCCCACTCTTTAGCTAAATTAATACGCATTTGATCCGGAGTTATTTTGCCAGCTAAATAATCTTTAAACCCTCGCCGATCCATCAAACTCTTAGCATAAGTATCTTGTGTAGCTTGATCAAACAGCGTTTTATTTAAATCATGTTTATGCTGTTTGGCTAAATTTAATAAATTTTTATTTAATATCTGATAGCCTCCAGCGGCAGTACCGCCGTGAGTTTTCAGCCTTTGTTTTTGCAAATCTAAAACTTGCTGTAAAGTTTTATTCGTAAGACCGAAAGGCTTATTACTTCCTACCATTGTATCATACCCTGCTACGTTAGACTCGCCCTTACGTATTACATCAAGGATAGGCTGGTAAGGAGACATCATTGGCTGTGCCGTAACCTTAGAAGGAGGCGGTGCAACTTTCGCCGCAGAAATTGGAATAGCTTTGGGTACAGGAGTGGCAACAGAAATTGGGATAGCCTTAGGCACAGGCTGCACCTTAGAGGCAGGTTGTTGAGCTGGCGGAAAATAACCAGCATACGCTTTCTTAATAATATGCGCACTTAAAGCTAATTTATCTAAACTATTCATTTTAATCCGGGAGTTTTACAGTGAGACCATCAAGATCTTCAGGACTCATCCACTGGTATTTTTTTGTTTTACGATTATAAAATTTCTGATAAGGTTTACCATCAGACCCAATTTTAGATCCCCAGGCCATTCTTGTATCGATACCAATCTTCTCGCTTTCTGGACCCTCCAAGCTAGACAGAAATCCAAACTGATCAGTCCGAATAGCCTGCATGTCTTCAGTAATGGCGTTATCAGTACCAATACCTCCCGGACCCATCTGGGTAGCTCTTCTGGATTGCTCTAACAGATGCAGCGGATTAATTTCTTCCAAGGGAGAAGACAAAGGATTCCCGATCAGGAACTTCTCCATGTAGGAATCAAATGCAAAAGGACCTACAGCTTTAAGATTCTTGTGCCGGGCAATTAGTGGAAGCATAGCTCCGCGCACTCTGTCACTATCAAGTCTTACACGTTCAGATAATAATCTGTCCGTGGTGAGGATTCGTTTAAATAATAAACTATCACGTTCATCGGGTTTATCCAATCCCCGATTAATGGCAAGAAGCTTCTGAGAAGCAGATACCAAACCCTTTAAACCTACAGGAACATATTCCTCTTCGTCATCCGGGATACCATTGTCATTATTATCAATTTTACGATTAGGCAGAATAGAACGAACCTTAGCGACGGCTGAGGCTTGTTTTTTGACTTTTGAAAGGATTTCGTCTACTTGTGATCTTTTCATGCCTGTTTCTTATCAAAGCCATCCATTTTCTTTTTTGTTAAATATGCGAGTATCGGAGAGGTAGCAAATGCGGCGTAAGTAGGTAAGCCTACGAAAGGCGAAAGTCTTTGCAGCCTAGTCAGATTACTTTTAGTCAACTTTTTCAAAATATTAGATCCTCGCATAGAAGCATCAAATTCAGAAGCGAGTAAAGGCGCACTTAACAAAGGAGAAATTAAAGCAGAGTTTCTAGCAGTATTTTCATCATTGGTAAATAATATATTACCTGTAGCTAGAGCAGGCGCTAATTGCGAAAAACGGCGAGTTAAGCCCTTGATATAAACTGAAGGACCAACACCATGGCCCACTTCGTGTGCCAACACTCCCGGTTTTAAAGGATTACCTGCAGCGCCTAAATTATCAAAAAACTCTTTAGGCATATTAATAAAACCTTTTACCCCTTTAGTTTTAGAAGATCCTTTGTCAGCTATTGCAGTTAATAACTTACCAAAGATACCTTTATCTTTGGGTGCAAAAAAAGGTCCAGACGACCTTAACATATTTTTTAAACTATCACTTAAAGCACCAAAGGAATTATATTTATTATTTGCTATCGAGCTAGAAGCTCTCATTAGCTCTTCAAAATCCACATTCAGGCCTAATAATTTAGCTCTTTGTTTAGCTGCATTCATCGCTTGTGCCGTGGCCCGGCTGAAATCCTTAGTTTTGATTTCATCTACCATCTCTCCAAAATCATCGGTCTGAAATCCTTTACGTCTGATGAAACGATCAAAAATAGCTTTTTGTTTAGGGTCTAATGTATCCTCTACATTTTTATATAAATTAGGAACTAATACTTTCATATGCGCCTGCGCCGCTGCAGC